CGCAAGACGGCAAGCCGTCTAAAATCTGCGGACACGCTGCGAACTTCAATTCCATGTCGCAAGACCTCGGAGGCTTCACTGAGCGCATCGCGCCAGGCGCGTTCGCCAAAACTATTCTCGATGCCGACGTGCGCGCCTTGTGGAACCACGACGCAAACATTGTCCTTGGCCGCAACAAGTCCGGCACGCTCACCCTCGCCGAAGATTCGCAAGGCTTGTATTTTGAGATCGACGCGCCCGACACCCAGTTGGTGCGCGATATGGTAATCGGCCCGATCACACGCGGCGACGTGAGCCAGTGTTCGTTTGGCTTCTACACCATTGCTGACAAGTGGGAAAACATCGAAGGCCGCGCTGTGCGCACCCTGTTGGAGTGCGAATTGCTCGACGTGTCGCCCGTGACCTATCCGGCGTACAACTCGACTGACGTAGCGATGCGCTCGGCGCAAACCGTGTCGAACGAAACGAAGCAGCATCTCGGTTGGGCGAACGAGATTTTGCGCATGAGATTGGAATTATCGGCTTAAAAGTTTCAAGCTGGCACTCCACTTGTCGCACGGGCGGTGGATGCTTCTAAAAAGGTGTTCAATGCCCGTGCAAAACTAACGCCGTGAGGCGCTGTAGAAGGGAAAGACCATGAGCAAATTGCAAGAAATGCGCGACGCACGCGGCAAGGCTATTGCCGATGCGCGCTCCATCCTCGACAAAGCCGACACCGAAAAGCGCGGCCTGTCCGCCGAAGAAAACGCCACTTACGACACCATCTTCGCCAAATCCGAAGAACTCCGCGCGAGCATTGCCCGCGAAGAGTCTCTGGCAACTGCCGAACGCGATGCCGCCGAAGCTTCTTTGCGCAGCAAGGATGCCCGCAAGGACACCACTTCCGGCAAGTCGGTTGACGACGAAACCCGCGCGCTGGGCCAGACTGGCACTGACGAATACCGCGCCGCGTTCAGCAAGTTGCTGGCACAAGGCCACCGCAATCTGAGCGATGCCGAAACACGCGCGCTGCAAGCGGACATCGACACGTCAGGCGGCTTTACCGTTGCCCCGATCCAGTGGGTGAACCAACTCATCAAGAACATTGATGACCAAGTATTCATCCGTGGTCGCGCCACCAAATTCCGCCTGACCAATTCCGCCAGCATGGGCGCACCGACTCTGGTGAACAACCCGGCAGACAGCGATTGGACAACCGAACTCGCAACTGGCAACGAGGACAGCACCTTGTCCTTCGGCAAGCGCGAACTGAACCCGCACCCCCTGGCAAAACGCTTGAAGGTATCGAACAAGCTGATCGCGATGAGCGCAATGGGAATCGATGCTTTCGTGCGCGAACGCTTGGCTTACAAGTTCGGCATCACGCAAGAAAAAGCGTTCCTGACTGGCACTGGCGTAAATCAGCCTCTCGGCCTGTTTACCGCCTCGGCGAACGGCATCCCGACTTCCCGCGACGTATCCACCGGCAATACAACGACTGCGCCGACTTTCGATGGCCTGATCGAAGCCAAGTTCAGCCTGAAAGGCGCGTACTGGAATCAAGCGGATTGGATTTTCCATCGTGACGTGCTGAAAGGTTTGACCAAGCTGAAGGATGGCGAAGGCGAGTACATCTGGCGTCAAGCGATTACTGACGGCGAACCCGACCGCTTGCTGGGTCGTCCGATCACCATGTCGGAATACGCACCGAACACGCTCACCACCGGCTTGTATGTCGGTATCCTGGGCGACTTCTCTCAATACTGGATCGCTGACGCGCTGGACTTCCAAGTTCAGGTGCTCAAGGAACTGTATGCCGAGACGAACCAGACTGGATACATCGGTCGTTTGGAAACGGACGGTATGCCTGTTCTCGCCGAAGCGTTTGCTCGCGTAAAGCTGGCCTAATTTGACGGGGCGGCTGCGGTCGCCCCACCTCAAGGAGAATCACCATGAATTTGAGTTCAAACACCAAAATCACCGTTGTCGCGCCGTTGGCGACAGCCGCGCAGACCGAAGTCGTAAGTTCGGTGCTGGACATGCAAGGCTACGAAGGCGTGATGTTTATCGCGATGCTCGGAGCAGCTACGGCTACCGCCGTACTGACCTTGACCGTCAAAGGTAACACGGCGAACAGCACCAGCAGCCCCGCCCCTGTGACGCAAAAAGCAACTGCGGCGTACACCGCAGCAGGCACGGCTTCCGACTCGATGGCGCTGATGGTTGATCTGTGGAAGCCGACTACCCGCTACGTGTTCGCGTCGTATACCCGCACTGTGGCAAACGCCGCTTTGGGGGGCATCATCGCGATCCAGTACAAGGCGGGCAACGCACCGACCACGCACGACGCAAGCGTAATCGCTTCGGCTCTCGGCTTGGGCCTGTAACAACTCGGCGGCGGGGCAACCCGCTGCTCTAAATTTAGGAGAACAGCATGACTGCTGACGCAACGTACAACACGAAAGTCCAACAGCGCAACGGCGGCGACTTGCTGGCGGTAGCGTCTGGCGGAACGCTGGATATTGAATCAGGCGGTACACTGAGCATCGCGGGCGTTGATAAGACCGCTGCCGTAGCCGGTTTGCCCGCCACAACTGACTACGCGGTAGGCGTAGCTGCGGGTTACAAGATTGCTCGCGGTGTGCATCTGCAAGTCGCAGCAGTTGATACCGTCGTGACTGGTCTGACAACGGTTGTCGCTGTGGTCGCATCACCCATTCAGGCAGTGACCGCCAAACAGTCCTTCGTTGCCGCCTCAATCGGCAACCAGGCGGGCGCACCGGCGGCGGGTTCTGTGTACCTCGAGACTTTTGCCTCGACTTACGGCGCGGCCATCGACTTCACCGATAATCTTTCTTTCGCGTGGATCGCGATCGGGACGTAAACCATGAGCTATGCACAGCGTCTCGTAGTTCCCGTCACAACAGCGGCGGATGGTTCGGCCACCGCATACAGCGAAGTCCTCACCGGCAAGCTGTCGCAGATTCGCTACGTCAAGACGGACTTTGACAACGGTGTTGGTTTCACGATTACCGCAGAAGCCACTGGCGAAACGCTCTGGGCGGAAGCGGCGGTGAATGCCAGCGCCACCCGCGCCCCGCGCCAGGCAACGCACAGCACGGCGGGCGTGGCTGCGCTATACGCCGCTGCGGGAACGGCTGTAAATGACAAAATCGCACTGGCGAACGATCGCGTCAAAATCGTAATCGCGGCTGGCGGTAACGTCAAGAGCGGGGTTTTTCATTTTGTAATCGAATAAGGAGAATCACATGCCTGCAATCGTCGCAACAAGTATGCTCGGAGCCGGATCGCGCGTAATCACCGAAACCACTCTGAACGGCACGGACAGTTTCACGTTCAACCCGACCAAGAATCCGATTATGATTCTGAAAAACACCACGGCGGGGCCGCTGACCGCTACGTTCGTAGGCTCTACCGCCACGACTATCTCGGTGGACGGTGTGCCGTCTGTGTCCGTCGCAGCGGGTTACGCCACAACCGCAATCGCGGCGACCACTGGCGTTGTCGCCGTGCCTCTGAACACGATCAAGGCATACCTGCAAGGCACGCTGACAATCACCGGCGGAACAGGCCTGACAGCTACGCTGCTGGAGTTCTAAAATGGCTACCGTGCGCATGAAAACGCTCGAATGCGGCCCCGAAGGGAGTTTCGCGATAGATGAATTACGCGAAGTTTCCTTCAAGCAGGGCGAGATGCTTGTCGATACGAACCACGCGGTTTGGGTAGACAAAGGCGTTCCGCCCACTAAGGCTGAACTTAAACGCCTCGAAGCCGAGAAGCTGGAAGCCGAACGCATCGAAGCCGAGAAGCTCGAAGCCGAGAAGCTGGAAGCCGAGAAGCTGGAAGCCGAGAAGCTGGAAGCCGAGAAGCTGGAAGCCGAGAAGCTGGAAGCTGAACGCCTCGCAAGCGGCGATCCTGAATTTGCTACAGCCCCGAAGGCCGAGCAAACCGCGAAGCGATAAATGTCCTCTCTCACGCTCGTCACCGCACCGGCAGTCGAACCGCTCACCGTTGCGGAAGTCTTGCAAAGGGCGCGGGTTGACTCCATGAACCAAGAAGTGCCGCCAAGTTCCTTCACGGCGGCGCTCGCGGCTACTCCAATCGCGGGCAACGTCAACATAGGCGTTCACCGCTACTTGGCGACGTTCGTTACAGCAGACGGCGAGACGCAAGCGGGCGGCATCTCCGCGCCCGTGACCGTAGCGGACATCGCGGTGAACGGTAAAGTTGAATTGTCAGCAATCCCGGTAGGAGGTTCCCTTGTTTCGTCTCGTAGACTGTATCGTACTGTTGCTGGCGGTAGTACTTTTCTACTACTCGCTACCCTAGCCAACAACACCGCAACAACTTACACCGACAACATCTCGGATGCTTCGCTGGGCGCGCAAGCGCCAACAGTAAACACAACGGGCGACCCCGAACTTAACGCGCTCATCCGCGCTGCGCGAGTCGCTGCGGAAGGTTACACGCGCCGAGCGTTGGTGACGCAGACATGGGACTTGAAGCTGGATCGCTTCCCGTGCTGGACTATCCACGTACCGAAGCCGACTCTGCAATCTGTGGTGAGCATCACCTATGTTGATACGAACGGTACGACGCAGACTCTCGACCCCGCGCGGT